ATATTGTCCAGTGGTCTATTGCATCAGTAACAGCACTGCCTGTCCATCCACCACCTATCACTCCTCTCACACCTAGCCATGCTGCTCCAAGGCTGGGCATTTCCACACCCATTATTTTCTCAATGTCTGCCCTGGCGACACCCATGAACTTTTCAATGTCAGCGTCCTCAACTGACATCACCTTCTCGATGTCAGCCATCAGGCAATCTCTACCATTGTAAAGTTAGGCGAGAAGTAAACTGTATTAGCATCCGCTGCCCAGCCAATCACCTGCACAAAGTCTCCATTTGTATCTGGGGCAATGCCTTCTGGAACATTCTTACCTCCAACTTCAGCCTCTGGTAGGTATAGTGTTTCTCCAATAGCGTACGTTGGAAAGTTTGTATCAGCACGTATAAAGCCCTGCAACAGAAAGACTCCTACTGCATCCGCACTTACATCAGAAACACACATAGCCACACACATTATCTCTGATGTAACTAATCCTGTGCCTCCTGTGTTTGCAACTGCCTTCCACATCTTGGTATCAGCAGCTTTTAAGTAAACACATTCGCCATCTTCCAAGTCCTCACCTGCCGTAAACTTAGCCGTGATTCCAGACCAATGTGCGTCCGCAGGAGTAGAGTCAATAAGCACAGGAACATCAAGAGTAACATTTTCAAGGTCATTTTCAGTAGAAAATGTCATATAGGCATTGTTAGCTTCTTCTATTACAAGGGCTGTAGTATCGTTATCAAGTATCTTGATTGAACTGGCTACACTAAATATTAATGCCCCATCTGCACCTGCAGATAGGGTTAAGTCTCCTGATATGTCGGCTGTACCATTAATGTCTAGGTTGGCTGCTAGTTGTAATCCAGTAGAGTCAGTAATAACTCCATCAGTTATTATCGTGCTTCCAACAGTGAAGTCAGTATTAGCATCTATGGTTGTTCCAGTAATAGCAGCAGCACTATTCGCTCCTAGAATTCCATCAATAGCTCCTAAGAATCCAGTAGCTGTAATCTTCCCTGTACTTGGATTGTAAGTTAGAGTACCGTCTGATTCTAAACCAATATTCCCACCGTCAACATCCCCACCTGATGTAAATATAATGGCATTGTTTTCATTGGTACTTGCATTGTCCGTTATGGTTACCGTAGTAGCTATAGCGGCAGTACCAGAAGTGTCTTGATTCAGGGTATCTACAGCTATTACAGAGTTAGTAGCTGTTAGTCCACTACCTGCAAAGAGTGTTGCAAGTGCGGCAACTGTCGTAAGCTGCTCGTTGGCACCATCAGAGTCTATAGTCGCAAGGCTGTCCCCGTTCGCAGGGGTAACAGCACTGAGTTCCGAGAGATCAAGGGTAACGGTTACATCACCGGAATCCCCGCCTCCGGAAAGGCCGACTCCCGCGGTAACCGCCGTGATGTCTCCTGATGGTGGTGCTGCAATGCCCGGCGGAATATATGCTCCTGCCATGGCTACTTACCCGGAGCCCTGTTGTAGAACTGCCAGTCAATAGAGGCATCCGTGGATGTCTGCTCTACTGCGCTGAAGTTCACTATCTCACGCCTGCTTCGCAGGATAATTAAATCACCCGCATCCCACTGCGTTCCCTTCGTGGCTGTCGGAGTAGTGCCGTCCCGTGTTTCCACGATGGCGGCAGTCCTGACGAACCCCTCCGCATACCTGCTTCCGCTGGGAATATTGCCTGAACCGATGCCACTGGCGGTGTCGGTGACCGCCTGCTGTACTAATGTCCCTGGTAACGGTGAAAAACTGTTACTTACCATTCTTGCCACCTCTGTTCTCTGGCTCTGCCATGTTCCTGATGGTCTCTGTGAGGGCTATCCGCTCAAGCCTCTCGGCGTCACGGTCTGCCCTTGTCCTCTCATTCTCAAGGGCGGCATATGCCCTCGGGTGCCTTGTCCTGAGATGCCTTTCCCTGTCCATCTCCGTCAGGAAATTGGATTTTGTGCAATGGACAAATCCCATTCTGTTGTACTTTTCCCTGTCGGGCTCGTCATCATGGAGGAAGCACTTCAGCGCCCCCCTGATGGGCTCAACCCCTTCGGGTTTCCTCGTTGAGAAGGCATAGGAGTTGTCATCACGGCGCTTCTCCAACTGCTGCTGGAGCATATTACGGTTGACAACTGAACGGTCCCCCGTCCTTGTGTCGTAGACATAGACATAGCCTGCCGACTGAAGCTCCGCGGCGCTCATAGTCATATCAGCGGTTGCACTGATGACCGTTCCCGGTGCCATGTTACCTGGCTCCTCGGCTATTTCCGCATCCCTCATCATTTCTTCAATTGCAGGTTGGTTATTTGTCGTCATGAATTCCTCTGCTTGTTATACTCCGGCCCGAATACACTCGCACCGCGCTTCCATTTTTCCTTTTCTTCCACGTTGTCCCAGAAGACCTTGTTCCAGTCCCTGGGTTTCAACTCAGGCCTCGGCGGCGGGGCTGTGTTCATCTGCCTTGCCATCTCAAGTGCCTCTTCTACCGTGTATAAAGCCTCACCACCGCCCTTGCCGTCAGGAACACCGCATATAAGCTGGAACTCGTCTCCGAAAAGCCGTGCGTCCCCGAGGTCACGGGTCAGTTTTACCCTGCGGTCATGCCGGATCACCGTTATGGCCTGTATTCTTCGAAGTCCATGGGAATCAGGAGCCGCCCGGTTAAACTCACCGAGATACCAGCACGGCTCATGACTCCATATATCAGTTGTTTCAAGCTCAACGAGTGCTGCCACCAGCCCTCCTAGACAGTCCAGTCACGATTAGCCGAGACATAGATGTAGTCAAGGTAAGCATACTCAATTGCGGCACTCCGTGCCTCTATCATGGTTACCAGGGCAAGATCCGTGCTTGTAGACACGGCACCTGTCGTGGTCTGCTTGAGCACACCGTCAACGTACCATCGTGCCGTCCCGTTATTCGCAATTTCAAGACGCAATATCTGGAACTCTCCAGCCACTGCGTCATCATCTGCGTCGATGTTGGAAATCGTGGTCTCCCCGGTAGTTGTCCCACCGTTGTAGGCCATGATCCAGTCTTCGTCATCTGTGGCTTCCGCATCAAGCAGGAACCCGCATAGGTCAGATGCTGAAAGGGTTAAAGTCCCGCTTGCCGCAACAAGCTGTTCACCTTCAAGGATCGAGGTGTCACCATTCACGTCACTAAAGCCGAACCAGAATGCCTTTGTATCCATATCGGCAAACTGCACCCTGCACTCAGCAACGATGGGAGCCATCTTGCCCACATCAAATACCAACCCTGTTGTGAGACCACAGCTATGTGCGTCTTCGTTTGTCGTGGTAAGTACCCCGACACCATTGAGGCCGTCAGATTCAAGAACAGTGATCCCGGAGTCTGTCTCCGCAATTCCCTGCCCGATAACCCGTAGGCCGGAACTCCCAAAGGTGCGGGACGCTGCCGTTGCGGCAACGATGTCCTCACCTGCTAGAAAATCTTCAAATATCTCTATCCGTCCATTTGCGCCATGTACTTCTGCCATTACCTATTTTCCTTCTGAAGCTGTAGCTCCAGTTTCCTTATACGCTTCCTGTAGGGAGCGACTACTTGGCTTATGTTTTCTGTCTTACGGGGGATACAGGCCAGGTTCTCCAGCCTGTTATCCTCCATATTGCCATTCATGTTATGAACAATCCAACCCTTCGGTATCGGCCCATGCCTTGCGGCCCATGCCTCGCGGCGGGCGTTCAAATCTATCCAGCCGGGGCGAGTGCGTCCGAGACGACCTCATAGAGCCAGTTGCCCGAAGACCTCTCGCCATATGCGTACTCATCATAGTGGAACAGCGCAGTCGCACCACCGCCAAGCTCGGGCATCCGCTTCGTCTCAACATATGGTGACCTGCCCTCTACGAGGACAAGGGCCATCTGGCTGAATACGCCGCCCTTCGCATCATCGGAGCCGTCAATCGTCAGGTTGCCGTCCTCATAGAGTCGGGCTCCCGCGATATTGCCCCTGTAACGGTTCTGGAAAGCCTCTGCCGCAATGCCGCTCGTGAGAGGTGCGCCGGCCTGTGCTTCCGCAATAGTGCCGCTGGAAACCACGGAAATGCCAGGGTTCGTCAACTGGAAGTCGATGTCTGCTAGCTGAAAACCATGGAACACACCGTGAATCGGTGCCGTGGCGGGAGCAGGCTCCGTCGTATTTGACGTGATCCTGTATGCCGCCGAGCTGATGTCACTTGTGTCAAGCCCCGCGCCCGCGACGCCAAGAGATGTTGTCGCCCCGTCAATTGCCGTGAGGCCGTCCTGGTCTTTCTTTCGCTCAATAGCGTTCTGGGCAAGGGACCCTGTCTGCGCGTAAGCGTTGGCGCTGATCCTCAATGCGACCCTGTCGGTGATTATGGTGTGAACACCAATCACTGTCGGGGTGATCGAGAAGAGCGTGTCGCTCATCTGCTGGGGGTTATCAAGCTCAGTGCTCTCGGTGACTGCCTGTGCGGAAAGTTTCGCCATGGAAACCTCGTTCCAGACTGTTCCTGTGTTTTCGTCGAGTCTTTGCCTATCGACGAGATTAGGCATTACGCCCGCAAACTCTCTCACGATTCTCGCGGAAGCGATCATCGTCGGAATAGAGTCAGCAAGGCTATCGGTAATCGTATTACCTGCTGCCATACCGGTAACTCCTTAAATATGACTAAAAGCGGACTCCCTGCTTTTTAAGCATTTCCGCCGCCTGTGTTATCTCATCCCGTGAGACCGCCATATCAGAGTTGCCAAGCCGTGAAAGAAGGTTGTTCCCGTTCATGGAAGCCGGTGCCGATGGTGTTGAATCCAGATCCAACGCATTGACGCCATGCTCCTCAAGAGCCTTCCTTATACGCCCTTCAATACCACTTTCAGCTTCTTCACGCCGGGTTCTCTCCAGTTCACGCATCACCCTGTTGAATGATGCCTGTGCCTGGTATAGCCCTGCGATATCCTTACTGTCATAAGCCGGCCCCCATAACTGGCGGAATTCCTCCAGTTCGGGAGCTGACTCTAAAGCGAGCCCTGCATCTCTTACTATCTGGCTGATCTCGTCGATCATCAACTGGGATGTGCGCTGGAAGGTGGAGTTCTGCCTTCGGTTCGTCGCATTGGTCTCGACTTTCTGAAGGTCTTCCGTGAACTGCTCTTCGTCCTGCGTCCCCTGATGTCGCATAAACGCGTGTAACAGCTCCTGCGTATTAAGCACTGCTTCAGAGAGCTG